ATCGGTGTAGTGATCGATAACCCGAACAAGACTCGCGGTAAACGGGGACGTAAAGTCACATTCGAGGAAGCCGGATCCTTCAAGAACCTCAAGAAGGCGCTCAGCGTCTGTCTCGGCTCCATCCAGGACGGGGGTGTGGTAACCGGTCAGATCTCCGTGTTCGGTACCGGCGGTGAGGAAGGTCCGGGTATCGAGGGCCTGGAAGCCGTCTTCACCAACCCCAGGGAGTACAACATGTTGGCATTCCCCAACGTATTTGAGGAGGGGATGGAAGGCACCGAGATAGGGTACTTTGTTCCCGCCTACCGGGTAAACACTGTGTTCATGGACGATGAAGGTAACGTCGACATGAAAGCAGCGTACGACTATGAGATGGACCAGCGGGAGGTACAGAAGCTCAAACCGGACCACAAGGAGCTGGACCGGTACTGCGCTGAATACCCGATCTTTCCGTCCGAGGTCTTCCAGCGGGTATCCAACAATCCGTTCCTGCTCCGGGAACTCAAACGTCAGGAGCAGCGGATCCTCCACGATCCGGTGATCAAGTCTATCCTCAGGTACGGGGAGTTCGAGCGAGATGACACTCGCCAGCTGCTGTTCGGACCCATGCCAAAGTCAGAGGCCAGACCGATCGAGAATTACCCACACAGTAACGAAGACAACCTGGAAGGGGCCATTACCATGGTAGAGCCTCCGTACCGGGACGGAAACGGCCGCATCCCGCTGGGACTGTACAAAGTGGTCTTTGACCCGTACTACAACGAGATGGCTGAGGACGATACCTCCCTGTTCTGCATCCAGGTATTCAAGATGTACAACAACATTGATCCTTCCTACGAAGGATTGCCCGTTGCTTGGTGGCGCGGCCGGCCCGTAGACCTTGACCGGGCGTACGAGATACTGTTCAATCTGGCAGATTTCTATGACGCAGACGTACAAGGTGAGATCGCGGGTGGTGGCCAGGGCGTACTTGACTACGCCAAGACCAACAAGTACATGCACCGGCTAAGCTTCGAACCAGAAATCGCGCTCACCAAAGAGTACAGCAAGGAGCGGAACCGGCGGTACCTGATGAACATGCCTACCGATCGCAAGCGACTGGGCTTCACCTACGTGGTGGACTGGCACAAGCAACTGCGCAGCGTGGGGGAAGACGGCAAGCGTACGCTCAATCTTCACCTATGGTACGACCTGGTGGGCATCCGCGAGCTACTCAAATACAAGCCCCAGCGTAACGCCGATACCATATCTTCGCTGATCGTCGGGCAGTTCGAGCTCAAGGAACAAGTCTATCAAGCTGAAAAGGAGCAGGAGAAGCAGAAAAAGAAACAGTTTTATTCCCGACCTTTGTTTGGAGGTGCAGGTAAAACCACCGGCGTAACAACAAACTACTGACATGCAGACAACACGCCCAAACCAGCTGATACCGTACAGCCAGAAAACGGATGAATGGTATCACCAGAACGCGGAGTTCTACATCCACAACACCTGGGCACTGGGTTCCCATGACGATACCGATACCCGCAGCAAGCTCAGGGTGTACTACGAGGTGTACAACAACCAGTTCCCGCTGGAGTGGTTTACTCATATCACCGATCCGCTCAGCGCTACCAACGAACAGCACAAACGATTCCCCGCCAAGATCCGGCCGCTCAATATCATCCGCACAAACATAGACCTGCTGATCAACGAGCTCACCCAGCGTCCGTTCCCATTCCAGGTAGCGCACGTAGGAGAGAAGGCATACAATGAGTACAACGAACAGCTGCAGAAAGCAATCGTACAGAACCTGCAGCAGCACTTTGCGCTGACTGCCCGTGCTGAAGCTGAAGCCATGGGCGTACCGGTAGGCGAGCTGGACGATATCCAGCCGGAAATGCCGGCACAGGTGAAAGAACGCTTTGTCGGTACCTACGCGGACAATCAGGCAATCGCAGGACAACGCTGGCTGGACCGTACCCTTACCCGGGTGAGGTTCAACTCTACCAGACTCGAGCTGATGAAGCACTACCTACTCAGCGGCTGGATGTATACCTACAAGGAACTGCGCCATGGAAAGGTGGAGTACGAATGCGTCTCTCCCCTGGACCTGATCAGTGGCGGCAGTCCGGATGAGAAGTTCGTCAAGAACCACGACTGGGTCGTACGCCGCATGTGGATGACAGCTGCCGGTATCACCGAGCGCTTCCACAACACACTCACTCCTGCCAGCGTACGTAAGATCTACGATAACTCTGGACTTACCGCTACCACTCCTTTTGTACCACAGTACCTCTACGACTACGTCGGACGGGCAGAAACCCGCCGGGAGCAGGCTGACCTACTGCCTGTGTACCATGTAGTGTGGCGCGGCAAGAAGATGGTGAAAATCCTCTCCTACCCTGATCCTACTACCGGTATGATCGAGGAGATGGAAGTGGATGAGGACTACCCCGTAGACAAAGCCGCTGGAGAGTCCGCCCGGGTAGAGTACCGGGATGAGATCTACCAGTGTTACCGGATCATGGATGACCTCTATGCTGAGGAAGGTCCACTGCCGGTACAGTGCCAGGGAGCATTGCCGTACAACGGCCGGGCATTCTCTGACACGCACGCTTCCAACATATCCATCGCTGCCCTGGGCCTGCCATACCAGATCATGATCATGGTGATCAACTGGAGCATTGAGCGGCTCATTGCCAAAAGCAAAGGCAAGATCATACTGATGGACAAGAACGCGATTCCGGACGAAGGGGACTGGGACGAGGAAAAGTTCTTCTACTACGCCGATGCCGTGGGCTGGGCCATGATCGATCGCTCCTCCAACAAAGTGGACCGGTCCATGAATCAGTACACGATCTTGGACATGAGCATGTACGAGCCCATCAAGCAGCTGATCGACCTGCAGAACCACTACCGGCAGATGTGGGACGACGTCCTGGGCATCACGCTTCCCCGCAAGGGCCAGATCATGGCCTCGGAGAACGTAGGCAACGTACAACAATCCGTCTTTACCTCCAACGTCATTACCGATAACATATACACCTCCTTCGAAGAGGTCCTACACGAGGACTTCAACGACCTGCTGGCGTACTCCAAGATCGAGCTCAGCGAAGGTACCCGTGACATGTTCACCTCTGACCTCTTCGACCTGACCATGCTCGAGATGGATCCGGCTGACTACTGTACGTCTGCTCTGCAGTTGGTGGTCCGTACCTCCGCCAAGGAACAACGCAAGCTACAGGAGCTCAAAGGGTACATGCAGGAAATGCTGCAGAACGGTACCAAACCATCCACGCTGCTGGAGATCATTCTCAGCGAGAACATTGCTGAGCTCCGGACCAAGCTCAAGTACATCGAGCAGGTCAATGCCGAGGCCGAGCAGGCCATGCAGCTGTCCCAGCAGGAAGCCCAGGCCATGGAAGAAGAACGCAAGCGTGCCTTCCGTGACTACGAACATGCACTGGATATCGACAAGCTTCAACAGGAATGGGATCGCCGCGACCAGAACGAGATGGTCAAGGGTGAGTACAACATCGTGAGCTTTACCAAGACCGCAGACAACGACGGTGATGGTGAGCCTGATGCCCTGGCCATTGAGGACCGGATCCTGGCCCGCATGAAGGTACTCCAAGATGCCCGCGGCAAGGAACTAGACATTGAAGCCAAGATGAAAATGCACCGGGAGAACCTCGAGGACAAGGAAAAAGATCGCCAACTGAAAGACAAGATATCCCAGCGTGACGCCAAGGTCAAGATGAAGAACAAGGTCAGTGGCGAAAAGTGACGTACATTAGAGCTCTAAAACCAGCAATATGGCAGAAGGACAAGTATCTCTTAACGAGATGTTCAAGAACGAACCCCTGATCAAACCGGCAGAACCCGCCGCTCCGGTTGTTACTCCTCCTACTGGCGGTGGTGATCCCGACCCCAACAATCCTCCGGCAGATCCGAACAACCCAGCACCTACGCCTGAAGGCGGGCAAACTCCGGAAGGTACAGCCCCTGAAGGTACTGAGCCAGAAGGCGACGAAACTATCGAGCTTACCCCGGAGGAGGTACAGGCCCAGATCGATTTCTTCAACGAGGTCAACCGTGTACGTGGGTTCGACATCACTGTCGACTACGGTAACGTGGCACCGAACTCCATCGAAGGCATAGCGCTCAGGGAACGTGCGGTCGAGCAGGCAGCGATCGCAAGGTACCAGCAGGAGCTACAGAAAGTGGATCCTCGCAGTGAGGCCTACCGCATGCACCGCCTGTCCGGGGGCACAGATGAGGAATTTTTCTCCCGCAAATCTGTGACGCTTCCTGACTATGATGTATTCAAAGAGAATGTATCTTTACAAAAGCAACTGTATAAAACCAGTCTGCAGAACCGAGGTCTTGCACAGGAAGATATCGATGTACTGGTAGAATCTGCCGAAAAGAACAACCGGTTGTTCATGGAAGCCGACCGGGCTTACAGGGAACAGCAGGATGCGGATCAAAAGGAGTTGGCCAGGCTGACACAGAAGATCCAGGAAGACGAGCAGAACTACCGCAAGAGCGTACAGGAAATGGAAGGGCTTGTGGCTAACACCATCAAAAGTACTGACCTGAGCGTTGTGGTTCCCGATGCGGAACAAAAGGCTTTCCAGGATTTTATCAAGGAGAACCTCCACATTGACGACAAAGGACAGTTTTTCGTGGCCCAGCCAATCAACAAGGACACCGCCGGTCAACTCGTATCGGCCCTGTACCTGATGTACAAAAAAGGAGATCTCTCCAAGATCGTGGCTCGTAAAGCTCAGACCCTCGTGGTCAAGCAGAACCAGATCGCGCTCGGCCAGACCAGGAAAGCGGCTTCCTCACCAGCACCAAAGCCCGCAGAGACCAACAGAGTGCCTCTCGGGAATCTTTAACAGGTAACCGCTTTTTAAAATGAACCTCTTACCCAAACTCACCTATCAGGTGACAGAGCATATCCTCGACACCAAGTCCCTGCTGGACGAGGAGAACTTTTACCATCAGCGCCAGGGAGCGCCGTCTGAACTGACGCGCAAGCTTACGTTCATCCTCGGTGACTACACCAAGAACTATCCGATCTCTACGATGACGGTAGGTGGTGTGGGCTTCGGCGGGGAAGCGAACAAGCGCGCTGCCCAGGAACTGGACGACGTACAGTTCACCTACCCGGTGATGGGCCGCCTGAGCAAGGCGTCCGTTGTTTCCCGTACGGACTACTCCGGCGGTGACAAACCCGGTATCGGCAACAGTGAGTTCTATCTCTACTTCCCCGACAACCATATCAAGCGCTACTTCATCATCCAGTCCGCCCGTGGCGTACAGGCTCACGTCCGCAAGGACCTCGAGCAGGTAGGTGCCCACTGGCGTGCAACCTGCGTACTGGATCCGGCCCTGCCTACCGACTTCTGTCCGCTGACTGAAGTTGTGGAAGGTGCAGCCTGGGTACCGTTGTACGCAGCCGTTCCGGAAAGCCGGTCCCGTTCTACCGAATCGAGCATGGCAGCTCCTGGTTCCTACAAGAACCAAATGGGCTTCATCCGTGCCGGTCTGAGCTGGGCAGGTAATGCCGCGAACAAGATCATGCGGATCAGCGCAACCAATCCCGTGACCGGCCAGACCTCCAACGTGTGGATGGACGCCTTCATGTGGCAGTTCGAGAAGGAATGGCTCGAGCAGTGCGAGCACGTGTACTGGTATTCCAGGTACAACCGTACTGCCAACGGCATCGTTCCGCTGAAGGACCTGCTCACCGGCAAGATCATCCCCCGCGGTTCTGGCATCCTGGAGCAAATCCAGAACAAGGCCACGTACTCCTCGCTGTCGTACAACTTCATCCAGAACGTGATCGGCGACGCGCTGTACAGCCAGCAGGATCAGCAAGGCAAGGTGCTCACCTTCCATGGCGGTAAAGGATTCCTCCGCGAATTCGACCGTGCCATGAAGGACAAGGGCATCCAGATGCTGACCGACTGGGGTCAGGTAGCTGAGAAGTTCGTAACCGGTACCGGCCGCGAGCTGATGCTGGGTGGATACTTCAACGGCTTCTACCACATCGATGGTTATACCATCATGGTGAAGCACAACCCGATCTTCGACTTCGGTAAGATCGCCATGGCCCAGGTCGCAGGTGGCTACGTCCACCCCGAAACTGGTTGGGCACTGGAATCCTATCGTGGGGTATTCCTGGACAACACCGATTACGACGGGCAGCCGAACATCCGCCACGTGGCACAGACAGGCCGCTCCTTCCTCCACGGTGTGATCGCAGGCCTGACCCCCATGCCCAAGTCGATCAAGATGATGGTGGGTGATTTCAACATCGATTCCGAATCGAGCGCAGCTCTGCTGAGCTCTGACATGGACGAGTCGAGCTACACCCGCTTCAAATCCGCAGGTATTCAGATCCTCCGCGCCAACACCTGCTTTGACCTGCAGTGTGTGGCCGGCGTCTAAAAATAGCTGGTAGGAAGTCCTCTAATGAGGAAAGGCCCTCTCTTCACCGGGAGGGTCTTCTTTTTTCCAGCATGTTCCTTACATTTGTAGAAATCCTTTCATTATGAGTGCAATTACCAGCAGCAGTCACAAAGTCTACATCCGTAGGCTACCGTCCTTTCTGGACGCAGTACAGACAGGCGCCAAGGAATTCATGTCCATGAGCCGCCAAAGCATCGGGCCGTACTGGGCCAACAACACATCCCGCATCATCGGCAGCGGGCTCAGCTATGAAGAGCAGGACCTGCTTATGCCGTACCTCGTAGACTGTCACCAGGAAGACCGCATGTTCCGACAGAAAGTCCGCGAGTTCTTCGAAGGGTTGCTCACCCACATAGAGTACGGCCCGGATGGCCGTGAGTTCGAGATCGGGCTCAAAGACAACTCCAAACCTCTCTCCGCTTCCAACCTTCCCATCGACATTCCTGACTACGTACGGTTCCGCCATGCAAAGGGACATCCCTATGTTGCGGCATCGCTGCGTGACGGTACCGGTGACCAGGGCAAGCTCTTCTACGTACACGATCCGTTGATCGAAGAAAAGACCCAGGTCGAAGAATCCGTGTCCAAGGACAAGGCTATCGAGACCTATCTGGCCATCAAGGAAAATGGCGAGAAAGTCAACCAGATGCTCACGCTCCTGGGCGTGGATCCCCGCGACTACAGTGGCGCCAACGCAGCTGTACAACGTCGTACCAGGCTCCGTGAACTGGCTGAGGCTGATCCCGATAAGTTCGACCAGATCTACAACGTGGACAACTTCGAGCTGCGGTTCAAGATCGCTGGTCTCATCTCCACGGGCATCCTGGAAGAACAGGCTGAGCGTATCTACGAAGCCAAGACCAAGACGCTGCTGGCGAACAACACGAACGAACTGATCAAGCTGCTGCAGGCTCCCGAGTACAGCGATAAGCTGGCTGCCTGGATGGCCGCTTATCAGGACATCGTTGCCAAACCAAAAGCATCCGTCCGGCGCGGGCGGGTAACCGCATAAACCAAAGACCATGACCGTACGGGAAATGCATCTCGAGCTTCAGCAAGCCACCCAGAACGTGGGCTCGAACAAACGCAGGGCACTGCTGCCTCCTGAGATGGACTGGGTATTGAACAAGGTAATGGAACGGTACCTCAATACCCATGCCACCAGCATACGCAACGCGCCTTCAGCTGAACATTCGATCACGCACATGAACAGGATCCAGACCCTTGTAAGGCATTCGGACCTGCCCATGTTCAAGGAAAATGCTGAGATTACTTCGGGGCATCTTCCCGTCACGGTACATGATCTGCTCAGCGTACAACCGGAAGTATCCCTGCTTTGTGGCGATGCTACTGCCCGGACGCTGCGCTCCTCCGATACTTTGCA